GTTGATGGTGAAACCGTCTTTGAGAAAGGTCCAGTTGTCAAAGCAATGGAACTTGGTGCCATTCTCTTGATTGATGAGATTGACCGTGGTTCTAATAAGATTATGGCTCTTCAAGGTGTTCTAGAAGGTAAACCTATCGTTATTAAAAAGACTGGTGAGTTGATTGAACCTAAACCTGGTTTTAACGTTATCGCTACTGCGAATACGAAAGGTCAAGGTTCTGAATCTGGTAAGTTCTCTGCTGCGACCATCATTGATGAGGCGTTCCTTGAGAGATTTACCATCACAATTGAACAACCATTTGCTCCTATTGTTACAGAAGAAAAGATTCTAATGAACCACATGAAGGCATTTGGTAAGGTTGATGAAGAGTTTGCTAAGTTGTTAGTATCATGGGCGGATGGTATCCGTAAAACGTTCTATGATGATGGTGTTGATGATGTTATTTCGACTCGTCGTTTAGGTCACATCGTTCAGACTTATTCTATCTTTGGTGATCGTATGAAGTCAATTGATTTAGCTATCTCTCGTTTTGATGAGGATACTAAAAACACATTCAAAGAGTTATACACAAAGTTTGATGCCAATGTCAATGCGGTTGATCCCCTTTCAGAAGAACAGGGAACCGAAGATGCCTCCGAAAAACCTGATTATTATCAAGATGTATCATTAACATAAAGGATTTGAATTTGAATTACAAGAGAAAAAAGGCAAGACGTAATGTAAGATGTACCCTTTGTACGGATCTTAGATGGTTAGGTAACAATCACGGACGGCGGAAACATTCAGACTCGAGAAATATGGGTCTGATGTCATCTAAAAGAGTTGAGAATTACAGGCATGGGATAGGAACAGAAGACATATGAGGAATTTATTATTAACATTCGGATTCATGGTATTATTATTGGTGTATTTTGTGGTAACATTTGCATACCGGTTTTGATAGCGGTTATAAATAAAACTGTAATTGCCGAAAGGGATTACGCCGACCAATATTGGTCATTACAACTTGCTTAATAAGGAGCTACTATGCTAAACGAATTTACTAGACCACTTTTAGGATTTCCATATAACCAATTTTCTGTTGGAATGGATAAGGTTTTTCATGAACTTGAAAATATTTCTAATCTAAATCAACCTAAATACCCTCCATATAATATCGTAGAAAAATCTGACGATATGTATGCTATCGAACTCGCACTCGCTGGTTTCGCTAAAGATGAAATTCAGGTTGAATATTATGATTCGAATGTTATCATTAAATCTAAAGATCAACCCGAATTAAAAAACAATGAGAAAGCTGTGGAATATCTTCATCGAGGTATATCGAAACGTAAATTTGAAAGAGTTTTTAAAATTTCTGAAAATATAGAAATATCATCAGTTAAGATGGAAAATGGTATGTTATATATCGACCTCGAGAAAATCATACCAGAAAACAAAAAACGAAGAACTATGGATATTAAATAGAAAATTTATCGCACAATAGCGATGGGAAGATTATTATGAAATTATTATTGTATATTGTATTATTTGTTATGTTTATGAATTATTATACTGAATTTAAAAGGTGCTTGAATCATACTCCCGATATATCCTATTGTGCGACCTTTCCTTCTGGGAATGCCCATAATTCCGACGGACACACACATCAATAAAGTTTACAATTATGTATTAATGTTGTATAATTGAACTATATTCAAAAAAGAGGTGAAATGAATGAATTTATCAAAAAAGACTCTTGAAGTCTTAAAAAACTTTTCGACTATCAATTCGAATTTTTATTATTCGGGTGAGGGGAAAATTAAAACTATATCCCCAATGAAAAATATATTAGCAGATTCGGTAATTGAAGAAGATCTTCCGGAAATCGGTATATATGATTTATCAGAATTCCTTTCTGTTCTGTCTTTATATAGATTACCGAGTCTAAACTTCTCTGCAGATTATGTTGATATTTCTTGGGAAGATAAAGTGAATACTGTAGTTCGTTTTCATTTTGCTGCAAAAAATATTTTAACGGTGTCAGACAAAACGATCGATATTGAAGATTTTTTTGTATCGCTCAAACTACCAAAGGATCTGTTATCCGATACTGTGAAGTCTGCTGCTGTTCTTCAGCTGTCTGACATCGTTTTAAAATCTGATGGGATTACCACAACGTTCGGTGTCATTGATAAGAAAGATGGTAATAAAAATTCACATCTAACGGTAATTGATAACGTCGATTCAACTACGGAGTATGAATTTTATTTTAAGTATGAAAATCTCAAAATGATTCCAAACGACTATACCTTATCAATTTCGAAAGAGGGAATTGCTAAATTTGATAGCGAGGATGTCACATATTGGGTTGCAACGGAAAGTTAATTGTTATCCTTATACACATCAATATTATTAATAAGTGCTGGTATATTTGGGGTAGCTATATTAGTATGTCTTTTATTTGGATACAATCTCTATAAGTATTCAAATGGAAGATCATATGAGATAGAGAAATATACCGACATCAAAATAGAAAAATATAAGAACAAGGTAAACAAATGGAAACTCAAACCATATAGGAGAAATACTATGATGAGATGGCCTTCCATGAATTCTGAGAATGTTAATGTATTAAATTATATAGTAGCTATTCCAATGGTTCCGATAATAGTAGGAATGGCAATTCCATTAGCAATATATTATATGGTGATAGATTTAAAATAATATTATGAGGTGAGTGAATGAGTAATAATTTTTTATGGGTAGAAAAGTACAGACCAACCAAAATTTCCGAATGTATATTGGAAGAATCGACTTCTAAGATATTCGATGGGTTTATTAAAAATAAAGAAATACCACATCTTATGCTGACTGGTTCTGCTGGTGTAGGTAAAACCACCATAGCGAAAATACTATGTAACGAGATTGGTGCGGATTTTGTAATGATCAACGCCTCAGCTGATAGAGGTATTGATACAATTCGAAATAAGGTGACACAATTCGCATCTTCGAAATCATTTTCTTCTTCTGTTAAGGTTATTATTCTTGATGAAGCGGATTCATTAACACCAGAAGCACAAAAGGCTATTCGTGGTGTATTTGAAGAATTTTATAGGAACTGTAGATTTATATTAACGTGTAATTATAAAAATAAACTCATTGAAGCCATACATTCTAGATGCTCTGTTATCGATTTTTCTATAACACCATCGAATAAACCGTCCTTAGCTCTTAAACTCCTTGATCGCATTGAGCATATATTAACTTCCGAATCGGTTAAGTATGATAAAGAAGTTCTGGTTCAACTCATTATGAAATTCTTTCCAGATTTCAGAAGACTTATCAATGAACTTCAAAGGTATTCAAGTGCTGGCGAAATAAACTCTGGTATTTTGTCAATGAATTCAATTCAAATTAACGAACTCATTGGGTTTCTTTCGAAGAAAGAATTTACCAATGTTAGAAAATGGGTTGTAGATAATATTGATAATGAATCTGATTCTATATACAGATCGATTTATGACTCTCTCTATGATTATTTAAAACCCGGATCTATTCCAGAAGCAGTTGTTATCATAGCTGAATATCAGTATAAGTCTGCATTTGTTGCTGATCCTGAGATTAATATTCTTGCAGCTCTCGTAGAAATTATGCTTCGATGTGAATTCAAATGAAATTAAAATTATCCGATTTCCTTAATTCTATTAATTTCAATAAAGTTGATTTGTCCGAGCATATTGATCAGTATTCCCCATTCATCATTAATAAATGTATGTCTGCATACATTGATACATTATTCTTCGCCAATGAATTAAATAGATTCCATTTTCTCGATAAAGATATTCAATATAAATATTACTTGAAGGTGATCAAAAAGAAAAAACGATTTGCACCGTGGTTGAAATCTGCAGAGGATGATAATATTTCTGCAATAAAAGAATATTATAATTATTCGGATAAAAAGGCCAAGAGTGTACTTGATTTGTTATCTGTTGATCACCTCACTGAAATCAAAAAATCCTTATACAAAGGTGGAACTTGATTTTATAAATATCAATATTTTATAACGGACTAAATATTATGAGTGACATAGATTCATTATTAGAAATTTCTTTCAGCCAAGCTGATGATTTTCTAAAAATTAAAGAGACATTGACAAGGATTGGTGTAGCATCTCGAAAAGATAATAAACTTTATCAGTCTTGCCATATCCTTCATAAACAAAATAAATATTACCTTGTTCATTTTAAGGAATTATTTAAACTTGATGGTAAACCTACCGATATATCCGATAACGATCTCGAAAGAAGAAATGCTATCGCTAAATTATTATCAGATTGGGGTCTCCTGAAAGTTAAACATGAGCTAGGAAACCTAGCACCAATGAACCAAATTAAGGTTATTTCTCACAAAGATAAAGGTAATTGGGAATTAATAGCGAAATATAATATAGGAGGAATTAAATGAGTGTTGAAATTTTGAGATTGAGAAGTGGCGAAGATATTTTATGTGATGTTATTACTGAAATTGAAGGTAAGTATGTGGTAGAAAATCCTGCCGTAGTTATGCCAGTTGGTAGAAATGATGATGGTGCAATGCAAATGGCATTATCGCCGTGGATGCCATATTCAACAAATACAGAATTTACAATTCCTGAAGATTTTGTTGTAACCTCAGCCATCCCAACAGAAGATATCCTTGCCTCCTATTCAAATATGTATTCTAAAATATACACACCAAAATCACAAATTCTGTCATAAAGTTTACAATTCCCAGAATTTACTATATAATGTTATTATGATCTACAAATTGAGGGTTCTTCATGAATTGTTTTTATACGAATACTATTCAGCAAAATGGAATGATTTATACCAGAGGATACGATTCTGGTAAACAATACTTCCGAAAAATAAGATACAAGCCATCTCTTTGGATTGAGGGAGAAGGGTCATATAAAGATCTGAGTGGGGAAAAGTCTTTAATAAAAAAAGAATTTAAAACCATTAAGAAATCCCGTGAGTATTTTAATCAATTCAAAGATGTCTTTGATATATATGGAGAGTTTCCAAATCAGTACAAATATATAGCTGAGAATTGGGAAGATGATATTGAATTTAATGCCGAGGATATTCGTGTACTCAAT